GCCACTTCGCAATTTGGTGTCCAGAGATATATGAAAGGAAAAACACCTATCAGAAAGGCGGTGCTAATCATGGCAGAAATGACGAAGGACGCTTATTCAGAGGCTGACAACCTTGATGCTGAACTAGCAGAGGTTCTGCTTGTAATAAGCCTTATCTCAAAACAACTTGCTGAGAAAATCACAGCCAAACGATTGTCAAAGGAGGCAAAAAATGGAAAAAAGTTACGGACTGATCGGAGAGACGATCAAAGTACAGTTTAAGAAGGGGAACTCGGATAGGTATCCGTGGCAGGGAAAGGCAGTGCCTGTTCTTATCACAGGAGAATACGAAAACTTCCTTGTTGGTACAGTTCTTCCCCACTATGCTCCACACGGATTTGGACTCTCTGTTCCATATCCAATTACCATTAACAAACATGATATCCAGATTGGAGAGATGATTTTGAACGGAGGTACCATTGTATGAAAGATGTAACAGAATTTGCAGCATTCTTCAATGCGTTAATCGAGCGAGAGGAAGCATTACTTCAGATTGCGAAATCTATGAAGGATTATTACTGCAGTGAAATTAAGACTCCTGCTGAGGCAGAACCCGTTGCAGCGGAAGCTCCTGTCGAGGAAGTTCCTGCTGTTGCCGATGAGCCTAAGACATATTCCAAGGAAGAAGTCAGAGCAATGCTTTCCCAGAAGGCAAAAGCAGACGGTACTAAGTACAAGGCTGAAGTCAAGGCTCTTGTGGCCAAGTATTCTTCAGACGGAACTCTTACAAGTGTCCCTGTCGAATCTTATGCAGACCTTATGGCTGAGTTGGAGGTGGTTGGAAATGGCTAATCATGCGCTACTCTCCGCCTCTTCCAGTAAACAGTGGCTCAACTGCCCACCATCGGCAAAGTTATGTGCCACACAGGAGGACAGAGCAAGTCCGTTTGCACAGCAAGGCACGAACGCACACACATTGTGCGAGGCGAAAGTGCTTTTTGCGAGAGGTTCTGGTCATAATCCAAATGACATCGTTGAAAGTCTCGAATACTACGATGCCGAAATGGAAAACTGCACTGAGGAATACCGTAACTTCGTAATGGAGCAATTTGCCGAAGCTGAGAAACTCTGCAGTGATCCACTTCTTATGGTGGAACAGAGACTCGACTTCTCCAGATGGGTTCCAGAAGGATTTGGTACAGGCGATTGCCTCATCATTGCAGACGATGTTCTTCATATCATCGACTTCAAATATGGTTTGGGTGTCCTTGTTGATGCCGAAAAGAATCCACAAATGATGTGTTACGCACTCGGAGCCCTTGACCTCTACGATGGCATTTATGACATCAAGACTGTAAAGATGACCATCTTCCAACCGAGAAGAGATAACATCTCTACTTGCACTATGGACAAGACTGAACTGCTTGAATGGGCAGACACCGTTCTTGCTCCAACCGCCCAGCTTGCATATGCAGGTGAGGGAGAATTCAAAGCAGGTGACCACTGTCAGTTCTGCAAGATTAAGGCTACTTGCCGTGAACGAGCAGACTACAATATGGAACTTGCGAAATACGATTTTGAGATGCCTGCAAACCTTGATGATACGGAAATCGCTGCAATCTTACCAAAGGTCGATGATCTCGTATCCTGGGCAAACGACATCAAAGAATATGCACTGCAACAGGCACTGAGTGGCACAAATTATGATGGCTACAAGGTTGTCGAAGGCAGAGCAAACCGCAGATACATCAATGAACAGGCTGTTGCCGATGTTGTATCTACGAATGGCTATGATCCGTATGAGAAGAAACTTCTTGGTATCACAGCAATGACCTCGCTCCTTGGCAAAGCGAAGTTCAATGAACTCCTTGGTGGTCTGATTGAAAAGCCGCAGGGAAAGCCAACACTCGTGCCAATCTCAGACAAACGTCAGGCACTTAACACAGCATCAGAAGATTTTAATGTCAATTAGGAGGACAAAATTATGAGTATTACTACAACCAACAACGCAGCTATTAAACAGGTACCTCGTGTATCTACTCCTACGAAGGTTATCACAGGACCTAACACCATCTTCAGCTACCTCAATGCATGGGATCCTAAGTCCATCAACGGCGGCACTCCGAAGTTCAGCTTTTCTCTCATCATTCCAAAGGATGATATTGCAACTGTGAATAAGATTAAGGTAGCCATTCAGGCAGCCTATGAGGAAGGCGAATCCAAGCTCAAGGGGAACGGCAAGTCGGTACCTGCCCTTTCTACACTGAAAACGCCCCTTCGAGATGGTGATTTAGAGAGACCCGATGACCCTGCTTATGCGAACGCATATTTCGTGAATGCAAACAGCACTACTGCTCCTGGAGTGGTCGATGCGAATCGTCAGCCTATCATCGAGCGTTCTGAACTCTACTCTGGTGTAATTGGTAGAGCATCCATCAATTTCTATGCTTTCAATAGCAATGGAAATAAGGGAATTGCTTGTGGCTTGAACAATCTCCAGAAGCTCCGCGACGGCGAGCCTCTTGGTGGTAAGAGCCGTGCAGAGGATGACTTCGCAACCGAGGACGATGACGATTTCCTTTCTTAATCCATAGCAACACATAAACCCACGGGTGGCAGGGAACTCCTCTGCCACCTTATTTTCTAAAGGAGACAATCAATGAAAAGACCCGATTTTATTAAAACCATTAGCATTGACCTTGAAACATACTCAAGTGTCCCCATCAAATACGGTGTATATCCTTATGCCGAATCCCCCGATGCCGAAATCCTACTCTTTGCTTATTCCGTGAACGGGGAGCCAGTTGTTGTAATAGATGTTGCGCAGGGCGAGGAAATTCCAGACTTCATTTTGGAGGCACTCACTGATGAATCTGTTACAAAATGGGCATTCAATGCTTCTTTCGAGAGAATTTTCCTCTCATATTGGCTCAAACGAAATTACCCGGAATACTTCAAATCATATAGCATTGACGAAGATACAGTTGGCAATTACCTTGATCCTAGTTCTTGGAGATGCTCCATGATTTGGGCAGCCTATATGGGGTTGCCACTCTCCCTCGAAGGTGTAGGTGCAGTCCTCGGTTTGGAAGAACAGAAATTAAAAGAAGGTAAGGATCTGATTCGATACTTCTGTGTTCCCTGTAAGCCGACAAAGTCCAATGGTGGCAGAACAAGAAATATGCCGTCCGACGCACCTGAAAAATGGGAAATGTTCAAGAAATATAACAAGCGCGATGTTGAAGTTGAGATGTCCATTCAGAGCAGACTCGCAAAATACCCTGTCCCAGAATTTGTATGGGGTGAGTATCATTTAGACCAAGAAATCAATGACCGTGGTATTGCTCTTGATATGGATGTAGTTGAAAATGCTATTAAGTTTGATGCCTTTTCTAAGGCAAGACTCATGAGTACCATGAAAGATAAGACTGAATTGGAGAATCCTAACTCTGTAGCACAAATGAAAGACTGGCTTTCGAGCAAGGGGATTGAGACTGCGTCACTTGATAAAAAGGCAATCATCGATTTATTAAAGACTGTACCATCAGATGTTGCTAATGTACTGAAGCTCCGTCAGCAACTCGCAAAATCCTCTGTAAAGAAGTACCAAGCAATGCAGAATTCTGTATGTACAGATGGTCGTGCAAGAGGTATGTTCCAGTTCTATGGAGCCAATCGCAGTGGCCGTTGGGCAGGCAGAATCATTCAGTTGCAGAACCTTCCTCAGAACCACATGAGCGATCTTGCAGAGGCAAGAGATGTTGTAAAAAGCGGGGACTGCGATTTCATGAATATGCTTTACAATGATATCCCGGATACACTGTCACAGCTTATTCGTACTGCCTTTGTTCCAAAGGAAGGATATAAGTTTGTGGTATCCGACTTCTCCGCCATCGAAGCCCGTGTTATTGCATTCTTAGCTAAAGAGCAATGGCGCATCCAAGTCTTCAAAGATAACAAGGATATTTACTGTGCCAGTGCCTCGGCAATGTTCCATGTGCCCGTGGAAAAGCATGGTATTAATGGGCATCTTCGCCAGAAAGGTAAAATTGCAGAACTTGCATTGGGCTACGGCAGTTCCTGTGGCGCACTTACATCAATGGGAGCCCTTGACATGGGATTGACCGAAGATGAACTTCAACCACTCGTTGACTCCTGGAGAGCTGCTAATCCCTGCATTGTGCAACTTTGGTGGGATGTTGACCGTGCTGTCAAGGATGCAATCAAAATGAGAACAGCCACCGAAGCTCACGGTATTCGATTCGTCTACCAAAGTGGTATGCTTTTCATTGTACTCCCATCTGGCAGACGTCTTTCATATGTGAAGCCTCGTATCGGTGAGAATAGATTCGGTGGAGAGTCCGTTACCTATGAAGGTGTCGGAACCAATAAAAAATGGGAACGCATCGAAAGTTACGGTCCCAAATTTGTCGAGAATATTGTACAGGCTATCAGTCGAGACATTCTCTGCTATGCCATGCGTACCCTCTCCCACTGTCTTATTGTCGGTCATGTGCATGATGAACTTATCATCGAATGCCACAAGGATGTTGACTTAAATGCTATCTGTGAGCAGATGGGTCGTACCCCGGAATGGATCAGAGGACTGCTCCTTCGTGCAGACGGGTATGAGACAGAATTTTATAAAAAAGATTAAAAACAAAGGCAGCACAGATTTTCTCCGTGCTGCCGATTTTTTTATTCTTCTGGTTCATCAGTGAATTTCATGTTTCCGCCAATTCCATAGAACTTTTCAAAATATGCTTTAAGTCTGTCAATAACAGTCTTTTTCTTAAGAGCACGATTACCACCGCCAAAACGACTAACTGGAGGCATAATCTTATCGATATCCGTTCCTACAGTCTTTACTTCGCCCTCTTGGAATGCACTCTCTAAGAACTTTCTAGTTTCTATAGGTTTCAGCCTTTCTTCTTCAATGATAATGGTCAGTTCCTGCTCTCGCATCTCTACAACATAGTCGTGCCACTCAATCATAACATCATCCACATCATTTACACCATTCATAAAGGCTTCTATCAACTCCTTCTTGCTTCGAAGCTCAGGACTTGCTTCGATAGCCTTACGAATTGTTATCAAGATTTCTTTATCTTCACAATGTGTGTCATGATATTTCTTAACGAGCATAAGGATATAATCAATATTAATTTCGACCTGCTTGATAAGTTCTACTTCAAATATAACATCATCTGTAATATCTGAAAGTTCTCCTTTCTCACGCTTACGCTTCCACTCATCACGAAGATCCTGATACCTTCCAAGATAATCCTGCAAATCTCTTTCATCGATTAGTTCCTTCTCCTTAAACTCATCATAAGCTACAAGAAGGTTTCTCATACGGAGGATAGCACCAAATAATGCGATGAAATCTTTCTGATTCTGTTCTCCAATAATCTGTGGTTCTGATAATGGAAACTTCGTTGTCAAGTCTTCCACCATATCCACATATCCCGGCATCTGCTTTCCATCTACAGATTCATATCCATAATAATAGTCTTTGAAACTCTGCATAAGAACAATGCCGCCTGCATTCTTATCTCCAAATAGAGAAATTGCAGCATCTACTCTTTTTTGCAAGTTTCTGAAGCATACAATGTTTCCGAAAGTCTTAATGCTATTAAGAATACGGTTCGTACGTGAGAATGCCTGAATCAATCCATGCATCTTCAGATTTTTATCCACCCACAATGTATTAAGTGTAGTGGCATCAAATCCTGTAAGAAACATATTAACAACAATGAGGAGGTCAAGCTCCTTATTCTTCATACGAAGTGATACATCTTTATAGTAATTCTGAAATTTATCAGATGATGTATCATAGTTTGTATGAAACATAACATTGTAATCCTGAATTGCGCTATCTAAGAAATCTCTTGCTGTTTGGCCAAGATTTGAAGTATCTTCTGGATTCTCCTCTTCTAAGATATCTTCTGTTTCCTGCTCTTCTTCATTTGCACTATAACTATAAATAACGGCAAATTTTATAGCCTTTGTAGGATCTTTCTTTATTTGATCACAGAACTCCTCATAATATGCTTTTGCCATTTCTACAGAAGATACAGCAAAAATGGAATTAAATCCACTAAGTCTCTGCTTCTGCTTGATTTCTTCCACCTTACCTCTATCGGCAGATGCAACCTCTGCAATGTTAGTAAGTGAATTATATATATATGTCTTATCGCCACGATAGGTCTTTTGGTCGAAGTGTTCCAAAATATAACTGGTAACTTTCGTAATTCGCTTTGGATCTTCAAAAACTTTTTTTCTATCAATATCCAGAACCATTTCATCATCAATGTCCGGCTCTGCCTTCATCGTCTGATGATACTCCACCTTGAACGGGAGTACGTTTTTATCATTGATAGCATCAACAATAGTATATGTATGAAGCTGATCACCAAACGTCTGCTCCGTGGTTGCTAACTTAGGATTTCTTACAACACCCGCATTCTCAGGGAATATAGGAGTCCCTGTAAATCCAAACATATAATATTTCTTAAAGCTTGCTACAATGGCCGCATGCATATCACCAAATTGGCTACGATGACACTCATCAAATATAATAACCACCTGCTTATCAAAGGCTGGGTGATCCTTAGGATATTTTTTGATGAATGCTGACATCTTCTGAATAGTTGTAATAATAATCTTGGACTTTGTATCTCTTAACTGACGCTCCAGAATCGTTGATGAAGAGTTGCTGTTTGCAGCCCCATTTTCAAATCTGTCATATTCCTTCATTGTCTGGTAATCCAGGTCCTTACGATCTACAACGAACAATACCTTGTCAATAAATGATAGGTTGGAAGCCAATCTAGCCGTCTTAAATGAAGTTAAGGTCTTACCACTTCCTGTGGTATGCCACACATATCCACCTGCTGCAATATCACCATATTTTTTATAATTATGAGCCACCTCAATTCGGTTGAGAATCCTCTCAGTCGCAGTAATCTGATATGGTCTCATAACCATCAGCATATTTTCTGATGTAAATACACAATACTTCGTAAGTACGTTTAGTAAAGTATGTCTTGCAAAGAAGGTTTTTGTAAAATCGATCAAATCAGGAATGATTCGATTATTAGCATCTGACCAGAA